TCTACTGTATCGTTTAGCTCAACTCCAAAAATAGAACCATCTTCTCTGTATTTGATCTCAGCTTTATCTAATCCTACTTCTTTAGCTAAGGCTAATAACTCTTCCGCATTTTTCTTTTCTTCTTCTTCTGAGTTTCCTGGTACGGTCATCGCTTCGTTTACTGCTTTACCCGTAGCTGTTTTGATGGCTTTATCTTTAGCAGCCATATAATCATCCCCATCGATGTCTCCATCTCCGTCGTGATCTTTTCCTTTAGCTTCATTCGGTCCATGCAAAATATCGACACCAAAGTTGTAATGGTCACCTATAGCATAAACTACTTCTTCTGCTTCCTCAGCTTCTGTAGTGTCGTTTTCTGCTGCTCTATCTTCTATTAACGAAATAAACTCCTGTAATCCTCCTACTCTCTCATTAACTACTGCTCCGCTTCTTGGAACATAGTTATCATCTCTTTCTCTTACTGGAAATGCTCCTTCAAAGATATCAGACATAGTATTCTTAATCTCTTTTCTAAACATCTTTAGGTGGTCTAAAGCTCTTCCTTTATCACCATCTTTTACTGCATCAATAACATCACCTAAGTGAGCATTCTCTCTATGGTAGTTTACGTCTTCAAAAGAATCGTAAATTGATTGCATTGTATCAATAGGAGTATTGATCCTAATTTTAAGACCTGCTTTAAGCATACCTTCATAATCAAAATCAGTAGTAAACATATCACCAGGTTTATATTCATGTGGACGTTCGTCCATACTTCCTGGTTTATAATTTTTGATAGCATCCATTGTTGCATCATCCATTACCTCTTCTACTTCTTCTTCGTCAGATTGAGTTCTTAATCTGCTTTTATCTCTGCCTTTAAATCTAGAAGGTTCAGAGTCGATTTTAGGTCTACCCATTCTATCAACAGCTAACTCATTTGCATCAGCTTCCATAAAGTCAGAAGGGTGTTCGTAGTTAACTGAGAAGAACTCGTCAAATTCGTCTAATATAGCTTGATCGTCGCGTAGATTGATAATGTCTTCGTAATGTGTTTTTATAAACTCTACTGCAACGGAGTTAGGAACAGATTTCTCTCTTTTTACTAAGTCGATTACCTGTCTTACTATTTCTTTTTTGTCTTCGTAAGGATCTAAAGTAGGATCTACGTCTTCTTTTAGAGTAGCTTTCTTCATATCATTAAAAGTATCTTTTTCTAAAGCACCTCTTTTGGTTTCTTTCATCTTGTCGTGTTTATCTACTTTAGATGATTCACCTGACATAAGATTAAGGTAGTGGTTTTGATCTTTTTGTAAATTAGAAATAGCTTTTCTTTTAGCGGATATATAATCCTCTTTAGATACAGTACCTGTGGAATCGATACCTGCTGCTTCTAACTCAATATCAATGCCTCTTTCAATAACATTAATAGAAAAGTTATCTGCTAATGCTTCGATATCTTTTTTAGGTGATTCTTTTTTCTCGAAAATCATAGATTTAGATTTCAAGATCGATACGGAGTCCTTATATCCATTCCACTGTGTGATATACTGAGGGAAGGCTTGTCTCATCTGGCGAACGAATTCTGCCTCAGATAACTTGCCTTCTAGGACTGCATGATATTTTTCAGTTGCTGTCATTGTTTATACTTCTTTGTATCCTTGTTTCTTTAATGTTTTTTTAGCTCTCTTAGCATTACCGAATGCAAACGGTGTTGCATATGTTTCACCTGTTCCTGGGGTAAATGTTGCAGAACCGCCAGTTACGTTTGCTTCATCTAATACTTCTTTTACTAATGCTATTAGTTGCGATCTTTTCATTATAGAGATTTTAACTCGTTAACTAAATCGTAATACTGCATTAGATTTACTAAATGGTTATCACTAATCTTTTCTGTCTTTTTTAAAGGCACAATAGCTTTAGCAACTTCCTCTAATTTAATTTTAACAACCTCGTCTTTGACTTTTGATGATAACTTTTTTACTTCTGTGGATAGTTTAGTTAATTCTTCATTAACTACATTGCGTAAACGTGTGTTAGAGTTTACAGAAGTAATAAACTCTTTTAATATATTTTTTTGTTCTGGTAGAAGGTCTTTATAGCTGTCGTTAAACTTCTCCAGTAATATTTTAAAAGTTAACATTCTTAGGTCTTTATCATACTTCGAATACTCTTCTATTAAGGTATCCTTTACGCTTTCCTCGTTTTGCGTTTTCGCAGTAAGGTGCTCTAAGATGGTTAACTTATTATCTACTAAATATTGTGGGTCAACTAGCTCCATATTGTTCTGTGCTTCTAATAAGCAATACAGTGCAGCTAGTGCTTTATAATCTCTAACTTGAATACCAAAAAATTCATCTAAGTCATAGTGTTTTTTGATTTCTGAGATTAGTTTATATTTTTGATTTTTTAATAGTGTCTGATCGATTTTTCTCGATACTTCAGTAACGGTAGAAACAATAGCTTCAGCTTTGTTTTGTGATATTCCGCTTGCTTTTAGAACTAAACTATATAACTTGTGTTCTTTAGCTAATGAAGATTTGTTTGCAAAATACTCTCTTATAATACCAATAGCCGGGGACTCTTTTTTAGATAGGGTGTCCGCAGCTATTTGCTTAACTAATAGTTCGAATATTAGTCCAGTATTTCTATACTTAGAATGCTTTATTTTCATTATACACGTTTACTATTATAAATATGCACTACTTACCTAAATCTTTAATATTGTCTTCACTTAAAAGATTAGAATCTGTATCGTCGGTGCTTTTCTTAAAGACGATCTGCTTTAAAAAACCTTTATTCTGTTGAAGAACGGTTTTAGCTTTAGTTTCATTAACGTTATCTGCATCGCTCGGGAAGCCACCTTTCATTCCATGTTGACCTAAAGGATCTCTACCTCCTAATGCATCAGTAGTGCCGTAAACAGAAGCTTTCTCAGTAGGTCTTCCTCCTTCTGGGCCTGGTTCTCCCCATTCGGGTATTTCTTCGTATCCTTTTGGTACATCGCCTGCTCCTCCGCCTTTAGGTGTAGCTACAGATCTTCTACCGTACATAGATGCTAAATCATGAGGAGTACCGTATGTAGTACCTGATATTGCAGGGTCATTACCTTCTCCTTCTATTTGTGCTCTTCTAAATCTACGTTTTTCATCTTCTATCATTAGATCTCTCATTTCCATATAAGAATCTTCTGATAGGTCGAATATGTTTTCATAGATATAATCTGATGAGAATAACTTAGAATCTTGCATTTGAGAAGCTAAATCTACTTTTTCTTTAAGTAAGGCTATTTTCTCTTGTTCAAAGATAATAGATGGGGTAGTTAACTTAATTTCAAAATTAGTTAAACTTTCTCCTGTAAAACCTTGAGTGTATAAGTGAACCAGAGCAATCTTAGTTAACTCTGATTCCATGATCTTTTGTATTCTTTCTACTGTTCTTGCAAATCTAATGTCTTCTGCTGCAAGTGTTGCTTTACCGCTTAAGTCACCTTCGTAGCCAAAGTATGCTTTAGGTATCTTTAATGCAGCAAATAACTTAGCTTGTAAGTATTGAACGTCAGTAGTACCGTCGTAATCTAGTCCTTTTGTAGTCTCAATACGAGTAGAAGTATCACCACCTCGAACTGGTAGATAGAAGTCTTCCATCATATTCTGCATGTTGAACTTCAAGTTATATTGACCTGTTTGAGGATCAACATAAGGAGTCTTTTTCATGCTATTGATAGTAGTCTGCATAAATTGCTCTACTTCATTAGGAGGAATAGATCCTACGTTAATATAGAACATTCTCTTGTCAGGTGCTCTCATTATACGATGAATTAACATCGCATCTTCCATTAACGTTGTTTGTTTAAATATCTTTCTAGCAGGCTCTAAATAAGATCTACCGTAGGGTAGATAGTGTACATCAGATATTAATCTGAAGTGAGCCATCTCATAATTGTCTATTCTTATTCTAGATGTTTGTTTCTTGTTTGGTAAGTAATTAGTATCAGTAGATGCTGCTATACCTTCTGGATCTAATTCAAATTCAACTTTATGAGGGTTATCTGGATCGTGTCCTTCCATTCTAGCGATATGGTAAACAGTGTAAGGTAGTACGTTGTAAACTCCATACTTCTCAGCTATCTCTAACTTTAAGAAGAAGTCGCCGTACTTACACATCTGTCTAGTCCAAGACCATAAGTTAAACTCAATATTTAATACATCATAAAATAAGTTGTAAAGTACCCTTTGTATATTTTCATCTGAGGATTTAATTGATAGTACCTCATTTTGATCGTTCTTAACAGACGCTTCATCTGCAATAACATCTAATGCAGAAGCAATAATTGGATCAGTATCCATAGCTTCATAATCAGAGTATAGCTGAACCCTTAAGGTCTGATAGTTTAGATTAGGGTTAAATATATTAGCTTTGTTGTAGGTATATAAACGAGTAAACCTATCCATTAGTGAATTGGTCTGATATCTACCTGTAGTTTGAATAGAGTTAATATCGGCTACCTTAAGTTGAGTACCCCCAACATTACGTATGACTACGTCGTTTGAAAATAGTCTCTGTAATCTGCCGAATAATGATTTATCTGCCATCGATTAATATATTTTTATATAAATAGTCTACTTTAAAAGCCAAGAGATATCCTCTGTGGTTTGACCATTATCTATAATATACGGATTATTTTGCTGGTTTCCAACTGATTTAATGACTGCTTTATTTTTAGAATTAAGATTAGTAAAAGATGATAGCTGTGCTCTAGCTAGGTCCATACCCTGTTGTCTTAATCTAAGTGCTGTGTCTCTTACATACAGTGCAGTTGCACAGGATATTATAAGGTCATCGTTGTATCTGTCTTGAGCTTGTGCTTTACCGTTTTTCCAAACGAATACTCTCATCTCACCTAGTAATCTTTTTGATTGTATAGTTGCGGAATGTTCTCTAATATACTCAATCATCTTAGCTATTACTAAAGGTCTAGTTCTAGCCGACATAGTAAACCCAGGAACTAATTGATCTCTCTCCCACTTAGACATATATGATTCGACTGTATCTAAATGGTTTTTAGGTGAGTAATATAAATTTCTATACTCCCTTTCTAATACCTGTTCTATTGTAGCCCATCCTATATTTGCGTTTTCAACAACTAATAATGCTTCATTATACTCTGAAGCTATTCCGACAAGCATATTACCAAAGTCTCTTGGTGCTATCTTACCTTTGTACTCTGCTACTTGTACAGCATTTTCTATGTCAAATATATGAAAAGCAGAATAATCCTGTCCATCACCTCTAGCGACGTCAGCTACGACCATATATGATTTACCGTAGTCTACTCCTTCCCATACCCATAAGTTACTGTCTACTCCTCTTCTTTCCATTGGATCTTTGAGATATGTCTGCTCATAGAATAGCATATCATCTGTTTCAAACACAGTATCTCCGGAAGCTAAGAAGTCACAGTCACATTCCTGTCCTGCCATCTTAGGTCCTAAGTCTGCATCTTGTTGATCTCTCCATGATTGATCCCTTTCAGGGTGTACTGACCAAGGAAGTCTGATGGGTAGAAATGAATTCTCTCCTGTTTCAGCTCTTTCCCATGTTTGGTGGAACCAGTTACCAATACCGTTAGGAGTTGATAATGCCATACATTGTCCACCTGTAGCAAGTGTTTGTTGTGCAGCAGTAAAGGTCTCCTCAATGTTATCAATAAAAGCAGCCTCTTCTATCAGCAGTAGTGATACCGCTTCAGAACGTGCAGCATCTGCATTCGAGGATTTAGCTGTAATTTTAGATCCGTTTTTTAACCTCAGTGATAATTTGTTTTTCTCAACTGCAGGTAGTTTTAACCATTTAGGTAGCTGATCGTACATAAACATCGTCTTAGATACTAAGTTACGTGCAGTTGCTTGAGTAGTTGCTAGTGCTAGGACGTTTTTATCTTTATGAAATATCATTAACCACAGGCTATAGGCAGCTGCTAAGGTTGAAATACCTAACTGTCTAGACTTTAGGGTAATAATATATTGGTTATCTTTAAATAAATGAAGTACCTTACCTTGAAAAGGGTAAAGGTTGAATAAGATACGGCCTCTAGTAGGGTGCTGTATATAGCAGTACTTCTTCATGAAGTACGAAGGATCTTTTGCGCACTTGATGTACTCTTGTGCGATTAATTTTTTTATATCTTGTGCCATAACTTTTATTTATACCTTAACCCTAGGAACTAAGTCTGAAGGGTTTGCTACTGTGATTCCGTTACCCATAGCTTCGACAAATTGGTTACCGCTATAGTACTTAAAGTTTCCAATATTGTCAGAAATCATGAATGCATCAAATTTATGTTCTTTAAAATAGTCTCTTGCAAGTTGTTTAGCTAAAGATATTTTAAATTCTTCTGCTCTAAATTCTTGATCACTAAAAAATGCTGATATATCGAGAGGGAGTTTATTTTTATACCAGGTTGATATTTCTTTAGAGAGTTCTGATGATGCTCTTTTGTTATCGATTCCGGCTTGGATTAATCTTTGATAAATTCCATCAATTTTATATGTCCATGCAACCCCTTTTGGACTTATATAATCTATTAACTCCTGTTCTTGCTCTGATTCTAAATTAAACTTCTTAACTAATGAAACTAATTCATTTTTTATAGTTTCAGATTTACCTCTCACCACATATTCGGGTGCAACTAATGCACCTGTAGAGCCTGTTCTAGATTTCAACTCTACATCTTGTTCTCCAATTTTTAAGTCACCGCCGCCTTCTGCTTTAGAAACGTTAGCGAAGAATACAGAAAGAAAAGCTTCTCCTGGTCCCATTGATACAGTTCCTTTTATAGAATCTTTCATATCAGCGTATAGACTTTTTAACTCACTATCTTCAAAGCCTTGTATCTGATTAAAGTAGTTACCTGTCCCTACTCCTGTCGTTTCGTCAAAATCTATATTTAAATTTGGTACATTTTTAACTATTTCGGCAAATGCACCTGTCTTCCCCATATCTGATAATAAAGTTTTGAAGAAGATTATATCTTTACGAGATAAGTTTTTAGATTCTAAATATGAATCTATCGATTTGCCAAAACCTAAATTAGAAGCATATTTAGATATTTTAGTAAGCTCAGAAGGGTCAGTAATATTTTGAAGTATATTGAAAAGGTTTTTTCTGATATCTTCTATATCAGATTCCTCTGTAAGCTCTTTTATCAGTTTATCTAATATAGCTTTATCCCCCGGATTATTTATATCCGGTACACCTGTT